CCAGCGTGGCCACCCGGAACGCGGCGAGCGCGCCCGAGCTCGTCCCTAGGACGGCAGCATAGGCGGTCTGCACTGCGGTCGCGATCGCGGTGGCCGCCTGCGCGGCGAGCTGCGCCGCCCGGCTCGCGACCGTGGCAACAGTAACGCGCCCGGTCACGAGCTCGACCGCGGTGAGCGCCGCGCTGTGAAGCCACATCACCGCGGTGACGGCCGCTGTCGCCACGCGCGAGGCGACCTGCGCGACCTTGCTCGCGATCGCCGCGACGGTGAATCGCCGGGTGCCGAGCTCGCCGACGGTGAGCGCTGCATTGTAAAGCCACGTCACCGCGGTGACGGCCATGGTTGCGGCGCGCGCCCCGAGTTGCGCCGCCTTGAGTGCAACCGTCTCGACGGCCGCTGCGAGGATCCAGCTGCGGCTCACCTTGACCGCGGCGGCCCACGCCCACGTGATCGGGACGGCGAGTTTCGTCGCGACCTCGTACGCCACGATCGCAGCGTTGATCGTCTTGATTGCTGCGGCGAATGCGAGGAACCCAACGAACGCCTTGCCGAGCTTGATCGTCCACTCCCAAATTTTGGGCAGGTTGTCGCGCAGCGCGGTGATCCATTCCGCGGCTTTCGTCTTGATCAGCTCGCGATTTTGCACGACCCAATCGCTCGTCGCCTTGATGATGTCCAGCAGCACGGGGCGGATCGCGGTGAAGACGTCGAGCTTGACGCCGTCGATCAGCGAGCTGAAGTTTCGCAGCGCGCCCAAGGTGTCGGCGCTTAGCAGATTCGCCATGCCCTCGGTCGTGCCGCCCGCGTTCTCGAGGCTCTTCTGGAAATCCTGGATCGTGCCTACGCCCGCATCCATCAGCGCGATGAACGGGCCCACGGTGCGCGCGCCGAACACGTTGCCGAGCGCCGCGATCTTCTGCGCTTTCGTCATTTTCTCGGTGGCCTTCGCGAACCGAGCGACGGTGGCGGTCATGTCGATCGCGCCACTCTTTGTCTTGGCGAGCTTGACGCCGAGCTTCGCCATGCCCTTGACGGCTGCGGTGCTGGGCGCGCCGAGCTCGAGGTACATGTTACGGATCGCGGTGCCCGCCTCGCCGCCCTTGATGCCCACGCCGGCGAGCACCTCGGTGTAGCCGATGAATTGCTCGAGCGTGGCGCCCGCCGTCTTTGCGATCGGGCCGCCCATTTTCACGGCCTCGAACAGCTCTTCGACGTTCGTTGTCGAGTCGGCCGCGGCGCGCGTGAGAACATCCATCACGCGGCTCATGCCGGCGGCGTTCTTTGCCGCGTTCTTCGATGTGAGGCCGAACGCTCCCATCGCGTCGTTGGCAATGTCGCTCGCGCGCGCGAAGTCGACTTTGCTCGCCGTCGCAAACTTCACGACCTTGGGCAGCGCGGCGATCGCGGCCTCGGCGGATAGGCCAGCGGTCGCGAGCAGCGTGAGGCCCTCGGCCGCGTCCTGCGATGAGAACTCGGTTTCGTCGCCGACCTTGCGGGCCGCGGCCTCGAGCGCGGCGAATTCCTTCGTTCCCTGTTTGATCATCCCAGGGAATTGCGCGGCAGCGAACACCATCGTTCGCTCGAAATTCGCGCCCTCATCGATCGTGTCGCGCAGCGCGTGGCCGAGGCCCGCGACGCTCGCCGCGCCGGCGAGGCCGATCGCATTGTTGAACTTGCCCATTCCCGCGATGCCGCGATCGACAGCAGCGTTCGCGCCCTTCAATGCGCCGCTCGCCCCCTTGCCCAGCGTGCCGAGCTTGGTTTTGATCTTGGCGATCGGCGCGCTGATCTTGTCGACCGCACTGAACAGCGCCTCGATCGAGAATTTCTTGCCGGCCATTTACTTGCGTTTCCTGCGGCGTTTCGGCTGGTGCTGTGGCTCGGGCGCGGGGCGCGTGTGTTTGATCAGCTCGGGGCGCAGGCCCTCATAGAAGAATACGAGCTCGGGGATCGTGAGCGTGCGCGCGTCAGGGAGTCCGGGGTAGTCGCGCGCGCACTGCAGCAGCATTTCGCGGTATGTGGCCTTTGCGCTCGGCAGCCGCGCGTCGGCGCCGCTGCGCACGATTCGGTCGACTACCGGTCCGCCAAAAAAAGCCGCGCGATCCTGGTCACCCCGTGGAAGTCTCGCGCGATCAGTTTCGAGAGCTCGCCCTTGCCAGTGCCGGTGAGATCGGCGACGGCGGCCATCATGTTGGAGACGTCTTTCCCCTTGCCGTACGTTTCGAGCGCCATGAATGTCGCGGCCGTCGCGCGAGCGAATGTGAGGACCTTGCGATCGTCGGTCGTGTAGACCGGCCGCCCCTCGGTGTCGATCACGAGCGCGCCGCGCATGATGTCTTTCACGATCGGATCGCGCATCTCGCGCCACTCTTTGCGCTCACCCTCATCGAGCCCGCTCTCGTCGGTGTCGATGCGATTCGCCTCGCACATCCGATTGAATTCCTGCGCGGCGACCTGCTCAGCTACTTTCGGCTCTGCTTTCGGTTGGGTCATTCCACTTCGCTCCCTGGATAATTGTCGCGGTTTTGGGGAGTCCCGCAAACTCAGCCGCACGTCAGTGGTTGCAGGCCACGACGCACCGCCCTCGGCCTGGGCTCCGGATGCTTACTGCGCCTCGAGCTTGGCGGGCCCGCCCACCTTGATCGTCGCGGTCGCGTTCTGGCTGCTCGCCTGGATCTCGTCGGTGATCGTGCCCGTGCCGGCGTACACCGTGCCGCTGGCGAGCTCCATTTCGATCGAGACAAATTCCAGGCTGTCGGCGATCTCTTGCAGGAATTCCTGATCGCCGCGGTCGTCGTTGATCTCCACCTGGAGCCCGTCGATCGACCAGGGCACGCGGGTCATGATCTTGCGCGCGGTGCCGTCGCCGTTGGCCTGCACCTCGTTCTCGAAACCGCCGAGCTTTTTGTTGGCCTCGGCGTCCGACGCGACGGGGAAAATGCGACCACGGATCGTGATCGACTGGATGGATCCTCCTACTGCGGGCATAGCTGCTGCTCCTATCTTGCGGGGTTGAGGTCAGGCGGCGAGGGCCTCAGGCAGCCGCGGCCGTGCCGAAGAAAAAGCCGAAGTTGAGATCGACCGAGAGAATGTTGGTGTTGCCCGAGAGCTGCACGGTCGTGCTCACGTCCAGGCGCTTGGGATTCGTTGAGTTGATGTTCGCGGTGGTGGCGGCCTTTGCCGTCGCCGGGTCGCTGATGATCGCCTCGAGCGCGAGCCCGTCGATGATGCGAAAGAGCGCCGCCTTTGCCGAGCTCGGCTTGCGTGCGTTCGGGTTCACCGTGGGCTGCCCGTCGGGGATCAGCGGCGCGCCGTCCCACTCGGGCTGGCTGAATTCGAGATCGACGTTGTAGATCACGGTCATCAGCTTGACGATGTCCACCACGTGCCGGTACGCCGGGGGCACCTCGCCGTCCGGGTGGTACATCGTGACGACGTCGCTGATGCATACGACGCCGTTTTTGACCTCGACCGTCGAGCATCCCGCCTTGACCGCGAGATCGCGCGTTGCATAGTCCCATTGGACCGAGTCCGCGCCGGGCAGCAGCGTCGTTACCTTGCGGCTGCCGTAGTCCGTCGGCGGATTGTCGTTCGCGACCTTTGCGATCTCGCGCACCTGGGCGGCTGCGATTTGCACGGGCAAGTGCAGCGAGCCCGGCGAGACGAGTTGGCAATTGACGCGGTCCGTCTTGCGCGCCGCCGTCGTCGCCGTCGCGGTCGCAACCACGGCCTCGTCATTGCCGCAGAAGGCAACGAACGGGCGCCGCACCTGCTGATCCCAGCGCGCATCGCCTTTGGTTTGGAGCGCATTCAGCACGGTCGTGTTCGTTCCGTGGAACGAGTTGACGACCATGGTGATCCACTGGCTGCCGATGCCGGCGTCGAGCGCCGCGGTCACCGAGGGATCGGTCGCGCCGCTCGCGGGGTTGACGATCGTGAACAGCGAGCCCGCTGAATTGCCGTTCGCGTCGAGCACCTCGACCTTGATCTCGTTCCCGGTTGCGCCCTTCCATTTGGCGGTGAGCCCGACCGCGGTCGTGTTGTTCGCGGACGTCACGGGCAGCGAGAGCGCGGCAGCGATCGCAGCATGAATCGAGGCGCACTGCACCGCGACGCTGTCACCGCTCGTGACCTTGAATGCGCCGCTCGAAATGCCCGAGACTCGAACGGTGTAGTTCGCGGTCGTGGCTGCCGCGCCCGCGGGCGTGATGGTGCCCGTTGCGGCGACGCCGGCGCCGTCGTCACCGAGCGGCAGCACCCATACCGGGATGCTGCCCACGCCGCCACCCACGGGCGGGAACAGCTCGAGCGCTGCGAGGTGAATGGGCGAGCCGAACCCGTACGTCGCGGCGGCCTCCGCGGCGCTCGTGATGCGCTTGGGCGCGGTCGAGAATCCCGCCGACGCGGTGGCGGCCTGGGCGAGGATAGCGATCTGCTGCGGCAGCGCTTGCGCCGCCCCGCCGCGGAGATCCTTGAACTTGGTATCGATGCCGACGACGCGAGCGACGGCCGAGGCTTGTACAGACATAGTGATTTTCCTATGGGCTTGGGGTTGGGTATTGCGCGCGGAGGAGCAGCTCGCCCGTCTCTTTGCGGTTGACTTCGATCATGAGCAGCTCGAGCGGCTCACCGGTGACCTGCGGGGAAAACTCGCTGAAATGCACCTGGAGCGCGAGCCGCGCAGCCATCACGCGCACGGCGCCGCGGTTGTCGATCTGTGGCTGAAACATGCTGATCGTCTGAGGGAACCTTTTCCAGACGAGCCCGCGCAGCCCGAGATAGGTGTAGTGCCCTGCCATCAGGATGTTGCGCGCGAGCCGCACCGTGCGCTGCGTCTCGCGCGCTGCCTGCTCGTCGGCGGGGATGTGGCCGCCGGCCTGCACGTCGCTGCTCGGCGCGCCGGCGTAGCAGTCGATGTTGTAGACTGCCTCGGCCTTTTGGCGCTCGACCACGTTGCTCGTCGCCTCTTCGAACGTCGAGCTGTCCCACCAGACGTTGATCACCGGCGCCGCCGGCGGCGACTCGACGTCGAGGAACTGGCCCCATGGGTTTGCGCGCTCGATGAAAACGCGCGGCTGCGGCTGGCCCCCGGAGAGCAGCTGCTGATTCGCGAGCTCGACGGCGAGGATCGCCGCGATCTGATCGCGGATGATCTCGGCGTTGTCCACTTTCGTGATGAGCTCGCTGATCAGCGCGGGCATGTTCTCAGCTCGCCGGCTCGGTGAGCGTGATCGTTCCGAGGGCCACCGTTTGCCCGACGGTGATCCCATCGGTCGCCGTCATGGGCCCGCTCAAATGCACCGCGTTGTCGCGCCCGATGATCTGGTAGTTGTCGGGGATGTCCGCGGCGCCGGCGGCCGCGACGGCGTTCGAGCTCGTCGGGTTGAGCGTCGCTGCCCCGTCAACGCTGCCGCCGGTGAACGGCGTCGAGGCGTTGAGCGGGAAATCGACTAGCGTGGTCGTGCTCTTGCGGATGCGCAGCAGCGGGTTTGGGATGCTGGGCGAGGCGGTGAGCGTCGCATTGTACGAGAGGATCTCGCCCTCGCGCGCAGCGGCGGATTTGAGTGTGGGGTTTCCGAGGTTATTGGCCATGGGCTCTCGTTAGGTGGGTTGTTTGTACGCCTTGATCGCGGCCCGAGCGGCCGCGGTGAGCAGGCCCTCGGTGGCGCCGGCGAGCTTTGGACCGAACACGTAAAACTTGGGCCCGTAGCGCCCATTCATCGACTGCGCGCCTGCCGCCGTGCGAGCACCGAGGGTGTGGTTTCCCGTCGCCGCGATCAGCGTCGCTGGCATCACGGATCCGGGAGGCGTGCCGCTGCTGTTCGAGAACGTGAGCGTGACCGGCGTTCCGTCGATCGTGATCGTGCAACGGGCGTCGCCCGTCGCCGTGCCGTCATACTCGATCGTGATGAAATACCAGGGGCCCGCCGTGACGGCGCCGGCGAGCGCCCCGCGGCGCGAAACGAACTGAGAGGTGAATGCGTCGAATCCGAGTAGGCCGTTCTGTACAAAGAACTCGTACCGGTTTGCGGGGCTGCTCGACACCGCGCTAGCCAGCCCGAGCACGCCCGCGACGCCGTCGAGCTGGAGCCAGAAACCGAGGCCCCATTGCGAGGTTTGGTTGTTGTTGGCCGCGACCGGCCACAACATGACGTCGTCACCGCCGTTGTTATCCCAGAGAGGCAGGCCGTTCGCGCTCGTCGCGACGGTGGGCCGCTGGATCGCGGTGCCCTGCGTCGCGGGGTTCGCGAGAAACAGATCGGGGATGCTGCTCCAGGCGCCGGAGACTTGCGTCGCCGTCTCGAGGTCGAGCATCGCCGCGATCGGGTTCGTGTCGACCGTGAGCGCGCCCGAGAGCTGGAGCATCGGCAGCGCGGGCGAGCCTCCAATGGTCACTGCCGGCGTGAGCGCGCCCGAGAGCTGGAGCATCGGCAGCGCGGGCGAGCCTCCTACGGCCACCGCCGGCGTGAGCGCGCCCGAGAGCGCGAGCCCGCTCGGCAGCGCCGGCAAGCCGCCGATTGCGGGGGGCACCTCGCCCGAGAGCTGGAGCCCGCTCGGCAGCGAGAACGAGCCGCCGATGCTGACCGCCACCGCGAGCGCGCCTGAGAGCTGGAGCCCGCTTGGCAGCGCGGGCGCGCCACCGAGCGCGATGATCGCGCGCTGATAGATTTCTAGCAGCAGCACGACCACGCCGGCGGCCGCGTCGGGCAGCACGTCGATCACTTTCCAATTTGCGACCACGCCCTGGCTATCGGCAAAGCTCGCAACCCAGGGCTTGCGGCTGCCCTCCGCGACGGCCTCGGGCAACTGCGGCAGCGCCGCCCGCGCGACGGAAAACGACGCGCGTCGGCCAGCCACCGCTTGACCCGTCTCCGGATCGATGGTCTGGCCGACGTCTGTCGTGAAGCCACGCAACGACGTGATCACGCCGAGCGGTGAGATCAGCGTCACGGGCCACGCGAACCCGGAGGTATCCTCCAGGATCGCGCGCGCGTCGAGCTTGGCTTGTTCCCGCAGCCCCATTCCCGCTCGATCAGAACACGGTGAGGCAGCCGTACGTATCGATCGCCGTTGGGATAGTGAGCGGGCGCGTGCCCGCGGACACCATCACGCGCTTGCCGTCGGGCGTCACCCACGCGTTCGTGGTGAGGTCGAGCCCTCGCCCCTCGCTCGAAATGCGCGGCGGTAGGAATTGCAGCGCGCGCTGATCGGGGGCGACGACCATCGGGATTGCGCCGTAGGTGAGATCGAGCCTGCCGTCGCCGAGCACGATCACCTTGTTGTCGCCAACGAACGTCGTAGCCACGCCGGTTTGCGGATGCGCGTAGAACCCGTCGTAGGTCCACATCTCGAGGCGGTAGTGCCCCACCCACACCCAGCCTTGGAACGTTGCGCCCTGACCGCGCACCTCAGGCGCAACCTGCGCGAGCGAGCCGCGCAGCGAGTCGAGCGCGGTTTTCACATCCGCGTTCGCGAGGAACCGAGCGAACGCGCCCGGGCCGAAGATTGCGCGCTTGGGCTCCATTTTCCCATCGCGCCGGATCACGTTCGTTAGGCTCGCGAGATCGGTGAGCGGCGCGCCCGTCGAGCCGTTCGCGGCCCACGCCGTGGGCGTTACGAAGTGCGTGGCCTTCGGCGAGAAATCCATCGCGAACGCGCTCGCGCCGGTCTTATCGATCAGCGTGAGCTGCCCGGTCTGCAGCACTTGGGATGCCATCAGCTCGATCGAGCGACGGATCTTGCTTTCGAGCTTGCGGAAGATCGCGAACGACTGGCGCACCGCGTTCGCGAGGTAGTTCGGATCTTGGAACGGGTTCTGCCCGGGCTGCCGCTGGATCATCTCGAACGCAGTGACCGCGCCCTCCTCATCGTAGATCGGCGGCTTGAATCGCTTGTTCGTGTACAGGGAATTTTCGTTGTGATTCGGAGGCAGACTGAGATCTTTGATCACGATCGCGACTTGTTCGGTGTCGCGTTGCACGTCGATCTCTACGTCCTCGGTGGTGTGGAAATTCTGCGGCGGCGATCGAAAGAACCCCGCGAGGAACATCGGTGCCGACGACTCCTCGAGGTACATGTCGATCATTCTGATCGTTGATTTGTCACTCATTGGTTGCTCAGTAGCTCGGTGCTAGTGGGGTGGTGTTGCGAGGGGTGAAGGCGACCGATGTTCTTCGATCAGCTCTGCGGGTTGTCGATCTTCGACAGCTGCGTGTGATCGACCGGGATGATCGGGCGATCGAGCAGGGCGTCGAGGTGATCGGCGTTCGCTGCAGTCGGCGGCGAGCCGTGCACCTTGAGCAAGCGCTGATTTACCTTGCCCGCGCTGAGCACGGTAACGCGCGCGTCGCTCGACGCCGCCACCGTGACCGCGTACGGGAGAACGTACTTCGGCGCGAGAGCGTTGGCCGCATGCTTGAGGGAGATACGGAACGTTTGCGAGGCGGGATCGATCGCGCCGCCGGTCACGTTCGCGATGCGCACTTGCACGGTGCCATCGACGAGCACGCGGCCCTCTGGATCGGATAGGCCCGCATTCCACGTGCCGAGCGGCACGACCTCGACGATGTCGCCGACGAGCGCGCCCGCCACGACTACGGCGGTGTCCGTCGCCGTGTTGGCCGAGAGCGATGCGACGTCGACGGTCACATCGACCACCTTGTCGGGCGCCGCGGCGGGCGCGTAGGGCACGAGCTTGCCCGTCGCAGGATCGCGCGAGAGCAAGGTGCCTTCTTGGAAAGTCTGCTCGCTTACTGCGGCGTTGTTCAACGTCGCCTCGAGCGAGCCCCACGACTCGAGCACCACGCGCGCGAGATCGATGTTGGTGATAGTGGGATTAGCCACGGACCC